GATTCGGACGGAATATCTAGAAGAGGTGAATGACTGAATGGCAAAACTGTTGAACAAAGAGGAATACGTTGCCCTCAAGCCTGGAACGCATGTTTGGGCGGAAAGCGTCATGGATGACGGTGATCCGCGCAAATTCGAGGTCGTGACGGACCATGGAATGGTCAAGGGCATGGCGTCAGTAGGTACCCGTGTAGTAATCGGGCGCTCCTGGGACTACGAAAAGGACACGCAGATGCGCTTCTGGGACAGCAAGCCGGATGTTCAGGAGGCCCTGATGACGCCCTGGTTCGCGAAGGGGAGGTAACCGTATGGCATTTTCATTTCCCTGGTGCCGTCATACCAAACCGGCACGCCGCTGGGTAGCGGACTTCGAATTGTTTCCCATGGATGGGCCGTCGGTTGAGGTGCAGGTAATCGTCACCGCGCCCACGCTGGCAGATGCCCGCTTGATGGCCGAGGATATGGCCGTGACAAAGGTAGCTGAGCGCTTCGGCGATGCCGCCGTGGTTACGACTGGAATTGATATGTGGTCGCTCTGTCAGATCGATGACAGCGAGGAAGGAGAAGACGAATGAGCGAACTGGAAAACAGGGTGCCCGGCATCCTGGAAGACGAAGATGATGATGAAGTGTTTGGAACTGACGAAGCCTGGCACGTCACTGACGACGGGGATGCCGAATGGTGCATCCAGCAGATCCGTGAGGCGGAGGGCATCGTCAAGAAATGGGAAGCGCATTACAAGACCCAGATGGAAAAGGTCAAGGCCGTCCAGGGCCGCCGGATCGAGCGCTTCCGCGGGTATCTGCGTGAGTACCTGACGGGCCTGAGCGCTGACGGCCTGGCCAAAGAGACGAAGACCACGACGTCCTATAAGCTGCCTTCCGGTACCCTCACCGTAAAGCATGGGGCTATCGAGTACGTCCGCGACGATGACAAGCTGCTTGCATGGCTGCAGGAAACCGGGCGCAACGAATTCGTGAAGACGGAAGTCAGCCCGAAATGGGGCGAACTGAAGAAGCTGACCGTGGCCATGCCGAACGGCGACGTGGCCATCAAGGACACCGGCGAACTTGTGGAAGGTGTGCACACGGAGGTAAAGCCGGATACGTTTGAGGTGAAGTAAATGCAGGTTTACAAATGCGATGTATGCAAAAAAGTAAAGGAAGGAACAATGTTCAACGTCAGGGTGATGATTCACAACGAAGATCTCCGGTTTCAGGCAGGTCCCCACTGTGAACCTTATAAGTACATTGCAAGAGACGTATGTTTCTCCTGTATGGAAGAACTGAACAAGTTGCTTTTCCTTCTGCCTGTGTATGATTCGGAAGGGGAACGCGTCAACGAGTAAAAAAGGAGTGATTGAATGAAGATCAGTAAGGGAAAGATTCCGGGAGCTTTGAAGATCGTAGTATACGGCCCGGAAGGAATCGGAAAGAGCACGTTCGCCAGCTGTTTCCCTGGCGCTGTGTTCTGCGACACGGAAGGATCTACCACACACATGGACGTGGCTCGTTTCGACAGGCCCACCAAATGGACAGACATCTATGAGGCCATCGACTGGACGATGGAGCATCCTGATGAAGTCGGTACATTTGTCCTTGATACGGCAGACTGGGCGGAACGCCTGGGCATCCGCTATGTGTGCCAGGAAGAACCCATCAACAAGAGCGGTGACGTTCGCGGATGGGACAGCATCGAAACGCCTGGCTATGGCAAAGGTTACGTTTACCTGAAAGCTGTGTTTCAGAAGCTCCTGGACAAGCTGAGTCAGCTTACAGAAAAAGGCATCAACGTTGTGATCACAGCGCACGCATTCCTTCGTAAGTTCGAACAGCCTGACGAAATGGGCAGCTATGACAGATGGTCACTGAAGCTGAACGAAAAAAATGTTGCACCTCTGATTAAGGAATGGGCGGATATGGTTCTGTTCGCGAACTATCGGACGGATGTAATCAAAAGCCCTGACGGAAAAATGAAGGGACGCGGTGGCCAGAAGCGGATCATGTACACGCAGCACAACGCATGTTGGGATGCTAAAAACCGGTTCGGACTGGACTATGAACTGCCTTTTGACTTCCAGGCAATCGCCCACCTGATTCCTGACAGAGGATCACTGCCGGTGACGAAAGAAGAAGACCCGCCGGAAGAGAAGGAACCCGCTGCTGTTTCTGTTAAGAAAGCAAAGCCCAAACAGAAGAAAACGGATGCAGTCCCAGACCGTCCCGAATCCATGATCAGCGAGGATCCCGACAAGGACAAACTTCTGAAAGAGCTGTGGACCAAAATGTGCGCTGCCGGTATCACTGATCCGGGCACACTGATGGCCGTTGTCGCTGAAAAGGGATATTACGATGGGTATATCTTCCCCCGTGATTATGATGGCGAATTCATTGATGGCTGTCTGATCGAAGCATGGGATTCCGCCGTGTGCGGCCTGTGTCAGACAAAAATGAATGATCTGCCATTCTAATAAATACATTGGAAGGAGCTATATAAAATGGCTGAACAGATGAAGACTTACGACTGGGACGATGAGATCACAAACGATGGTCAAGAAAGCTACGAAAGTGTACTGCTTCCTGAAGGAAACTATCCGTTTGAAGTCATCAAGGTGGAAAAGGCCTATTATGACGGAAGCGACAAGCTCCCGCCCTGTCACCTGGCAAAGGTATTCATTCGCGTGGATGGCGGCGATCTGGGATCATCGCTTTGCGTTGAAAACCTGTACCTGTGCGAAAAGACTGAATGGAAGGCTGCAGCGTTCCTCCGTTCCGTCGGTCTGAAGAAGCACGGTGAACCGATCGCCTGGCGGAAGCTGAGTGATAACGCTGTGGGCGAGACTGGCCGGTGCAAGATCTATGTGGATACCTACAAGGGGAAGAACGGCGATGAGATGAAGATCAACAAGATTGACCGGTTCTTTGACAAAGAAGAGCAGGCACCGAAAAAGGAGTTTACGAAAGGGAAATTTTAAATGCCGTATTACGAAAAGAAAGAGTCTAGAGAAGTTATATATACGAATAAACGCGGCGAATTTAAAATGTTTACTGGTGAAGCAAGAGTCGCTTACTTTATGGATCTGATCAACCTGACCAAATGGGTAAAAGATGAAAAGCGGCATCCTTTATCTGATGCCTTATCAATTTTGCCTGATTTTACACTTCATTGTAAGAATCTTGACGGTCTAATTATCGAGGTCAAGAATCGCAATTATGAAGATGTAAAACCTATTGATTTGATTAAACTGCAAAAACTGTATGAAAAAGGTTATAACATCCTTGTTGTTCGCAAGCCGGTAGCTGACATTCATTGGTTAAGAGATGATCATGACACTTCTGGTAACTTCTTTTATTCCGGCAGATACATTCATGGAGCCGATGAAAAAGATATGATTTGGCTCGCTAAAAATAACGCCGGGGAGTTTACGCTTACTAAACTGAATCTTTATTCGGGTTTGCAATTTGTCCAGGAAGCAATAGAGGCAAACAACCACCAATTTACGCCTGTTTACCCGGAACCCCCGGAAATCCCGGACAACAACAAACTGACCGATATGTGGAATTGGAGTCCTGAATAATGATAGATCAAACGACAATAAGGGAATTGTTGAATCATATTCCATGCAAGTCGCTGAGCTATCAGGAATGGGTAGATGTAGGAATGGCCCTCCACCAGGAGGGCCTGCCCTGTTCAATTTGGGACGAATGGAGCAGATCGGATACCCAACGGTATCATGATGGTGAATGTGACAAGAAATGGCGAACATTTGGTAATTCCAGTGAAAAGGTGACGATGGGCACCATTTACCATATGGCCAAAGAAAACGGATGGAAGCCGTCAAACAACATGAAGGTTTATGGCTGGGATGACATGATCACGGTAGACGGTGAACCAGTTGATACCAGCGGATGGCATCATGATGAGACGAAACAGCTTCCGCCTCCTCCCAGCGTCGGATCATATTCGGCAGCCAAAGATATCATCGATTACCTGAACGCGATCTACGAACCAGACGAAAAGGTTTGCTATGTCATCAATGCGTATCAGGATGAAGATAACAAATGGAAGCCGTACGGACATAACAATTCGCGAACCGCAAAGCAGTTAATCGACAGCGTCCAGGAGCATACAGATATTTCTGACACGTTTGGAACGACCAACGCGGATGCAGGCGTCTGGATTTGTTTCAATCCGATGGACGGCACCGGTAGAAACAACAAGAACGTGACGGCATACCGTTATGCTTTGGTTGAAAGTGACAGCCAGGACATTGATACACAGTACGCTATCCTTCAGGATCTGCAGCTCCCGATCAAGATGCTGGTGCACAGCGGTGGGAAGTCGCTGCATGCAATCGTCCATATCGGTGCGGTGGATTACAAGCAGTATCAGGAACGCGTTGATTACCTTTATACGGTCTGCCGGAAGCACGGTCTGATCGTGGACACTCAGGATAAGAACCCGTCAAGGCTGAGTCGGTTCCCTGGCTTTATCCGCAACGGAAAACTGCAATACATCGTTGACCGGAACATGGGTAAAAACGACTGGGTAGAATGGCAACACTGGATCGAGGATGAGATGGTG